CCTAAAGGATTGAATGATATTCCTTGGCTTATGACTAAGAGTGGACCAGATGGGGTTGCTCAAGTATGGGGCCATGAAGGTCGCCATCGTATGGATGTATTCAAGGAAAAGGGCATTGGCCTAATTCCTGTAAAGATTACAGATAACACAATTCGTTGGGGAGAAGCTCCTAGTCATCCCACAATGATTAAGGGAGAGAATGGAACATCTATTCCATTCCCTGAGATTCTTAATGATAGGTATGATAGAGAGACGGGGATGCGTGTTCCTAAGGGACAGCGTGGCTCTGCTCCAATCATCAATGACTTAGCCAAGCTTGTAGAAGATGGAATCAAACGTCTCAAGGGACACAGTGCATCAGGCACCCTAGGCACCCTGCCTGTAGGTGAGGGTAAGGTCGGTCACGACTCTCTAGCCACCCCACGTACTCCTGAAACTATTCAAGCTAAAGCTGATACTCAGGCCAAGCTAGGGGCTGTTGGTCGTTTAAAGGATGTTGCTCCAGAATATTCTTCAGTTACAACTCCTGAAGAAGCTATTGGACTAGCCTCTAAAGCAAAAGATATTAAGAACAATCCTGTACGTGATCAAGTTATCTCAGGGATTAATGGGATGGTTATGTCGGCCCGTAACAACCCTGTGTTGAACTTCACACGGTTTGCTTTACAAGAAGCAAGAAACACTGCTATTAAATTCTCCAAGGACTTTGTAACTTCTAAAGATGGGGTTGCTACAACTTACAGCAAAATGAATAAGGTTGATAAGGTGCAGGCTATTGAAATCTTACGTGAAGCTGCTGTAGCTAAGATTGAAATTACTTCTGAGAACATCAAGAAGCTAAATTTAAAGCCAGAACAGGAAGCCTATATTCTTTCTGTGCGTAAAGCTATGGATGCTCAATGGAGTCTTGCTGCTGATAGCCTACAAATGGCTGGAAGAAATGTATTTGATAAGAGAGCTGGCTATCTCCCAAATCTATTTACTGGAAGCTATAAGAGCCTAATTGGTACAATGAAAGATGGTGTATTCGTTACACATGAAATTGCACAATCAGACACTCGAATTGGACACAAGGCTGCTGTAGAAGCAGCAATGAAGCAATATCCCAATGCTGTAGTTAAAGAACTCCCACGTACTGGTTTACGTACTATGGGAACTACTAATAGTTTATTCAATGGCTTTAATGACATTATGAATGTTATTGCCAAACATGATCCACGCTTTGCTGAACTTCAGATGAATGCTCAAATGAAGATTAATGAAGCCAATCACAAACTGATGAACTTTGATGTTCACGAAATGAATAAGAAGGGAATTAAAGGAAGTATTGGGGATCAGCGTACTCTCTCCCGAGAGGCTAATGCCAATCAACTAGGAAAGGCTATTATTGATTTCCTGGAGCAAGGGGCAGACTATTACTCTTCCCAGAAAGCTTTAAACGATATTGGTAAGGTTATCACTGACCCTACTGTAGCACATATGCCTAATACAATTAAGGCAGTTGATGGGCATTTAAAGCATGTTACTGGTAATAGTTTAAATCCTATTGGTGCTGCTTTGAATTGGAGCATTGATGGACTTTTCAAAGCTGTTGGTGTTTCTCCAAAGATTCCAGCAGATGTTGTCCGTGGAATGAAAACTGCTATGGGTATCCATATGATGGGTATTTGGAATCCTACATTTACTGCCTTACAGTTTACCCAAGTTCTTACAGGTGCCATGCCTGAAGGGATGAAGATTGGTAGTAAGCTAGGTATGCAGAATAACAAGAGTGCCATTGTAGCACCCTCCATGCTTTCTGTACTGAAAACTGCCAAAGCCTTAGGTAAAGAAGTTCCAGCTTATATTCCAGATCATATGAAGGCTGCATTCCAATATGCCCAAGATCACGGGATTATGGATTTCTCTGAGCTTGAAATTGCCCACACTGCTACTCGGAATAAAGCCATTAATGCTGCTGAAAAGATTGGGGCACTTCCCATTTCAATTGGTGAGAAGATGACTCGTCCACCAGTGTTTATGACCTTTGCTGATATATTCCACAACTATGGGTTGTCGGATGCAGAAGCCTTTATGGCTGCACAACATGCCACTAACATGGCTATGGGTGATTACCATCCAGCAGAGCGTCCTAAGATTTATGCTGGCCTTGGTATTATGGGAGAGTTTGGTGGGGCACTAACAACATACAAACATAATGCTCTTACTAATCTATTCATTAGAGGTAAGGATGTAGTTTCTGCTGATGGGAAGGGTAGGAGAATGATTACTCCTGCTTTGGGGGCAATCGCTACAGCTTCCTTATTCCAAGGGATTACAGGTATGCCAGGATTTGATGAACTGGATTCTGCCTATCAATGGGCTACAGGTCAAATGGGAGATAGTCAGGGAATTACAGAAACAGCACTAAAGGATACTCCTGACTGGGGTAAATATGGGTATCTTTCTGCCGCAACTGGTCTTGATTTTCAATCTCGTACAAGTATGTCGAAGCTCCTTCCTGAGATTAAGGGAGGTAGTTTATCTCCACAGTTGTCTGTATTAGCTGATATTGGACTTAAGGCATACGAATATGGGAAGTTTAAAGATCAACAAAGCTTTAATGATTTAATGAAAGCTGGTACACCTTCAGGACTTAAAGGTCTTACTGAAGACACTCTTATGACAGATGACAAGGGATTTGTTTCCAACTCTGCCGGTGAGCTTATGAATGACACCCCACGTTCAGATAAAGAACGTGCCATCCGTAAGATGTTTGCTGTTAAACCCTTACGTGAGAGTGTGGAATCTAAAGATGTTTATATTGATGCCAAGAATGTAAAGAGTAAAGAAGATGCTCAGAATATTCTAACCCGTCGATTTAGACAAGCTTTTGCTAACAACGATCAGGCAGGTATGGAACGTCTGGCACAGGCATATTACGATAAGGAAGGTGATCCACAAGTGTTACTAAATGATACTTCTTTACAGAATCAAATCTTACGTAGTAACCAAAGCCAACGTGAGCGTATGACTGGAAAGCTGGAGGCTACAATTAAATCAATCAATCGTTATCGTGATATGAACGATGGGAAATAGCATTAAAGGATAATGCAATGCAAATTAGTTATGTGGGAATTAATGCCCTCAAAGAACATGAGGGATTTAGAGCCAAGGCGTATAAGGATACGGCTGGGGTCTGGACTATTGGTTACGGCACCATCAAGATTGATGGGCGGCCAGTAGAAGAAGGAATGGAATGTACACAAGAGCAAGCCACACAATGGCTCTATGCTGACTTGGCATGGGCTCAGACAGCAGTGAATCAGATGGTGAGAGTTGCTCTCCATCAGAATCAATTTGATGCTCTTGTGTCATTCGTGTATAACGAAGGAGAAACACAATTCTCAAAGAGTACCCTGCTCCGAAAGCTAAACCTACAAGACTTCATCGGGGCAGCAAAAGAGTTTGATAAATGGGTTATCTCTGGAGGAAAGGTTACTAAGGGACTTGTCTCCCGACGAGCTGTCGAACGTAGTATGTTTGAAGGACCATCTAATCAAAGCTAGAAATGAAAAAGGCCCCAATTAAGGGGCCTTTTCTTTTATGGGATGTTGATTTTAGTTACTCCATATCCTGTACTAGTGTCATGCTTAATGGCTTTCTTGATGGCTTGCTCTGGAGTGTCTCCAGCAGCCATAGCTCCCATAGCAAAACTAGCACCACTGCCTACAGCATAATAGGGTTGATCCACTTCAATCCAAATTGTAGGAACTGAAAAGCAAAATAGCTTACCATCATTAGTTAGAATAATACCTTCTCCCCCCTTCAAACGGGGGATTTTTTTTGCCTCCGCAGGAGAAGTAAAGAAATCAATAATGTCAGGAAAGTGTTCAATGTTCCCCGCCATTCCAATGTGGAAAGGATGGGGGTAAATAAGAGGAGTATGAAAGCTGTAAAGCTTACTCTTAATCTTAAAACGAAAGCCCCCTGAGTGGGTGGCACACTTATCTCCCGCAATCTGAGAACGATTGGCTGCAATGGTTGTCATTTAAGAGCCGCAGCTACCTCCTTTCCCTGAGATGTCACAGATGTCCAGTTCTTCATAAATTACATCCTTATGTTTTAGTGCCTCTTCATAAGGTACACTTGTTAGGGGCTGACCTCCTCTACTTCCGTCTGGATAACATGTAAATCCACGTAGGCGTGGAGCATATCTTGCAAGGACTTGAGCAAATTCAGTAGTGAGCCCTTCGTTGTTCCCTTTGGTTCCCCAAGCTGGAAGGTTAATGGTACTGGAGATTGACATGTCAACGTAATCTTGTATGTCCGCTTGGAACTTAATTCGCTTTTCATATTGAACACTTAGATCAAGAGCTGACTCAATTGAATCAGGTTTAACGCCGTACTCATTGATAAGCAAAGAAGCAGTACCGTCAACAACATATTGATACTTCCACTTAGTACCTTCTGTAAGGAACCGACGTTTATACGCCACTGCGAATAGAGGTTCAATACCAGTAGTAGTCCCAGCAAGGATACCAATACTTCCCGTAGGAGCGATGGCACGATAGGCAACAGGACGACTAATATAGAAGCGATCACAATGTTCGTTAGCGGATCGCTTAGATTCATCTTCATATACTTTAAGCCATTCATGTAGTTCTGGTGTTACTTCGTAGCCACTTCCGCGTTTGAGGAGCCACTCATGGATACCCATAAGTCCAAGTCCAAGGCGGCGATTCTTTTCTCTAACTTTATAGACTTTTTCGTATGGTAGGTCAGCGCGTAGGGTTCCACAAACAAGGAATTTGGAAGCGAGTTGTACCACATCTTTGAATTCTTCTAAAGATCGAATATTACCCATATTAATTGAGCCAAGATTACAAACGTCAGAATCGTCTTCACTCGTAACTTCTGTACACGCATTGCGAAGTGTTTCATTTTGTTTACTACCAAAGTTAAAAGAGAAGCCGGGCTCTCCTGTTTCCATTGCTTGTCTTACATTTTGTAAGAAGATTGGATTGTTTTCCAGCCCTCCCATAAGGGAGGCATCGTCATAGTTCACTGATATATTTGTCATATCCAGTGGTGCAGGGGCATTAAAGTCAGCTAGTTTACGGGCCTTAGTTGCTTCATCCCAATTTTTAATTGTCAAAAAGTCTTGAATATCAGGATGTTGCCAATTGAGTGAGGCATAAATAGCACTACGACGAGAACCACCTTGCATTACACCACGGCCTGCTTCATTAACCATTTGCATCAATGGAATAGGACCAGATGATGTACCACCAGTTTTACTTAGAGGCTGTCCCTTTCCACGCAGACGACTATAATCACTGCCAATACCACCACCAGTCATTAGGCAGGAAACTGATCGCTGCATAATAGCAGCCCACTCTTCACGAGTGTCCTCTTCTGCTCTCAATAAATAGCAATTATTGAAGTAGCTATGTCCACGACCTGAGTACCAAAGGTAACGTCCCCCCGGAATAAAAGCCATTGTAGCAATATAATGTTCTAGTTGGGCATAGTCTTCTTTAGACATAAGGGGAATTGCCTTACCCCATCGTGTACCACATACATCTTCTACAATTGCATGGGCACGTTCTTCCCATGTCTCATCTGGCCGTTGTGCATACTTGAAACGAAATACATTTTCTGCAAAGCTGTTACGAAAGGGTGTTTGTGGGGCTGTCGTCGTTGTCAATGGTGTCCTTCTTTTCTTCTTTATAATTCTTAATTTCTTTTTCTGCTTCTCGTTCTTCTGCAAGCCTCTCTTGGAAACGCTTAGTTCCGCGTTCCTTGAGAGTTTCTTTTTCTTTATACGTCTTCAACTTGTGCGCGAATTCGTTCTTCAAATTCAACAACTCGATCCAAGAAGGCATTGACAATATCCTCTGACGTAAGTTCCAAAAGTTCTAGAAGCAGAACTTCGTCTAGCCTATGTAGCTTTTCAATTAGTTCTGCTTTATTCATTTTACTTCTTCTTTCCGCGAATCCAAGTCTTCTTTGTTTTATATGTGCGTTTTGTATACACATAAGGAAGATATTCTACAGGGATGGAATTTGCTAAGGCGAATTCAATCTCCAGCTTTACCCCATAACTCTCTTGCCAACCATTCATTTGATATACAAGAAGTTTACTAGCTTGTGCAAGGATTGGAAAATCCTGTTGAAGCCAAAAGTTTCCATCTTTAATTACACCATTAAATCCAATAGTTTCAATTGGATGGCTATGGGCAATGGGACAGAATACTGTCTCTCCAGCAAGCATAAGCTCTGCTGCCTTCTGACACACTTGCTTATATCGCCTATTACGAATAAGCTTTGCTTGGTGAGAGCCAATATTTTGCTTTACACTATATGGGGAGGCTAAATAGATAAATCCATCACTCATACACATCTCCATTTTGAGCAATCTTCTCATCTTCATAGGGAGCAATTGCCCGGCGATACATCTCAAGCTTACAACATTCTAATGCACCAATTACATCATTGTAATCAGTATAAACATTCTTTTTTACTGGAGACAGCCCGCTTAAATAGGACAGACACATTTCAGTCAATAGGAAATTAAGTTCACCCGGAGAATCTGCATGGTGTGCAGCATACGAAAGTTGATTCCGTTTTTCTTGTGTAATATAAGGCATTACTTCTGTTCTTTTAATAGAAGTTCTAAACGTGCTAAAGAATTCCATGCGGCGTGGGCAGCATGGGTAAGTCCAGTGTCTTTATCCACCATTCCGTCAATAGACTCATACAGAAGGTGGCGAGCAAGAGCATCACTATAACGAGTAAAGCCGTCAGGAACTGTTTCCCAACCTTTCCAAGTGTACTTCTTTGCACCCACTCCTGATACATTAGCAACGGCAACACAAGCCCTAGGGAAATAATCCAAGAGCCCACGATAGACATTAGGCTTGCCAGCATCTAGCTTCGCACCGGGCTCATTAGGATTCTTTCCTGTAGGGTCAGTTTCTCTACGGGGGAAATCACGAATATCAATTTCAGAAATCATAGATATTTATTCTTTAAGAAGTCAAGGGAAACTGGCATCAAGTCAAACTCACCATCATGTACATCATGTAGCACCAGCAAACCACGCCAATGGCGATTGCCTTGCGGCCCGAGATAATCTTCATCATGCTCATAGCAGCTACCAGCGATAACAGAAGTAAGACGAGCGCCGTCTGCACGGGAACCTGTAGCAATTTGTAGTCCTTGTTGGTGCCCTGCAATAGAGGACATATTAGTTTTCCTTAGCTGTGCAGCAGCCGAGCTAGCAGCACGACCAGCCACGCCAGTGACGAAGTAGTGACTGTAAGCAACACCATCCACGATTGTAACGTCGAGGAATGGAAATACTTCCCAACCAAAGCTTTGATATTCAAGATCATTAATTGATAAAACTCCCTCAAGCTTTGCATCATCATTCACTGCTCGGTTGATTCGGTTTTCATGGTTGCCCAATGTAAGAACCATGCGGGGTACATATCGTTCTCGATGTCCCACTTTAGCCTTACGATTGAACTCTTTGATTGGAGCAGTGAGAGCTGCCATAGCTTCTTTAGCTGCCCCAATGTCAGAGAGATACCGGCGGCCCTCGAAACTTTTCTTCCCAACATCATATGATGATAGGCTAGGCATATCTGCAAAATCGCCAATACAAACGATAACATCTGGTTTCTTTTCTACAATGTAGTTGCCAATGGCTTTGAGAAAATCTAAATTATCCCCTGCTCTAATCTGACAGTCAGGAATTACTAAATGTCGCATTAATTAATTGTAGTCCCTTTAGGAAGTTTAAATCTAATCTTTTCGAGTTCATCTGGTTCACTCTTCAAATCAATCTCTGTGCCCAAAACCATCAGAGCATTAATTGCAAATTGTAATAGATAGGACACTTCATTCTTATTCAAGAATCCACTAACAGAAACTTCTCCAGTTTCTTCGTCACGCTCACGTACTTCTATTTTTATTCTGAACCTCACGTTCTTCTTTAGTTTTAATTTTATGGCAGGCTAGACAAAGAATCTGTAGATTGTCTTTTTCACAATACATATTGTTAATGTAATCGTCCCAAGTAGTAAATCCAGAGGGACCAACAACAGGAGTAATATGATCCACTTGAACACCTGTAGCGGGGAATTCATCTGCACAGGCGGCACATAGGAAGTGTTGAGCCAGTCGTCCAGTCTTTGTGTTAATTTTCTTTTCAGTTTTAGCCTCGTTTAGTGTCTCGAATTTAGGGGGCCATCTACGTGTCCCCGTTCGTAGAACACTAACAATGAAACTATGTTTGCGGGAAGGTGTCCATAGCGGGGGGGTTCCACCAGTCGTTTTCTTTTTGCCAGATGTAGAGGCAGCGCGCGTTGAGGAGGAGTTCTTCTTCACAGCTAAAGAAATTAAGGCATGACGAGTAGTATTCTTCCTCTGTTTCACACCCCATGAGAATTGTTTCTGCTTTCTTTGGCCCAATACCAATTGCCCCCTTAATACCATCTGCTGAATCTCCCACGAGAAGTGAAGTGTAAAACCTATGTCTTGCTTGTGAAGGAGAAACTAAATGCCATTCCTTTTTTACAAAGTTGTAATGCTTCCCAGGAATTGTAAGGAGGTCTTTGTCAATTGAAGCAATACATGTAGCATCTGTCTCGTGGCTTAAAGCCATCTGTTCAATTCCTAAAGCATCATCAGCTTCATATCCATCTGTAACAACTGCTTTCCAATTCTCTACTAAGTGTTTGTTACACGCTGCCAGATGAATTGGTTTTGGTTTGTTAAGACGGAAAGCTTTATACTCAGGGAACACTTTATAACGGAAGTTGTTCTCTCCTGTTAAGAACGCTTTATATTCCTCTGTCCCTGTCTCTCGGAGAATGTCAGTCATAAGGCTGTCCACTCTCCAGAGAGCAATTTGCTCTGCTTCTAGTTCAGCAGAGGCGGCACATCGATATGAAACGATGTCCGCATCAATGAGACAAATCAATTAACGTATACGGAAGAAGTGGAACTTGCTGGCACTGTGCCATAGCAGATAAACCCTACCTCTACATACTTATGTGCCCAGCGAGTACCCTTGTCTACCGTTGCTGCATAGCAGGAGATGCCCTCAGGGACAATGAACTGATGCTGAGAGTAGAGCCATGCAGGATCAGCAACACGGAGGCCACCTGGGGCCGATACACGAGCCTGTGTACTGTTGTCGAAGGTCACTGTGCGGGTCGCTGGATTCCATGTAGTCTTAGCTGGAACTGCTGGGGCCTGGAAGCATTGTACTGGAGTGATGGTAATCAATGGAGCATCATAGAAGGTTTGCCCATTAAAGCTCACAGATAACTTTAGCGGCTGTGTCATACCCCCATCAATAGGGCAGCTTGTAGTGAATTGCCCTGTAGTTGTTAGGGCAATTGTCCCTTCACTATAACAGGTGGCACCTACATTAACCTGTTGTCCATAAACTCCTACTGTTACATAGTCAAGTACACAATTACCTGTAGTGTATGCTGAACCAACTGATACAGCAGGGGTGTTCCATCGAACAACTCCCTGTGAGGGAACATTGATAACAACTGGAGAGAGCAAGCCCGGTGGGCTATTGGCTGTTACAGTTTGAGCATTAGCTGAATAAACAAATAATGCTAGAAAGCAAGAAAGAAGTGTTTTATACATTTTAGTAGGGGATGTCAGAGGGTTGTTCAAAAAGGTCTGGAGCTTCAAATACAAAGGCCACTAGTTCATTTGCCAAGTCCTTAACGGCCTGAACATCCGGGGGGCTCTTTGCTCCTGTAGAGACAATTGCAACTGCGTTCGAGAGACAGCTTTGTCGGACAATAAGACGTTGGCGAGCATTACGCTCGTCCCTCGTTTCATATTGACTTACAGCAGCAGCCTTGCTTACTGGAACAGCAGCAGCAGGGGTTGCCCCATCAATTAAAGCAGCTTTCGCCCATTCAGTGTAGTCTTTATCATTCTTACGTGTTTCAATCTCATACACCTGACCGGCTGTAGCATTCTTCATCTTCTCGAATACCCCAGGATTGCTAAAGCTAATTAGCTTCCAGCTTTTATTCTCACCACGTTCATTTACATATGAAACAGTGGAAGTGGAATATCCACCCTTAGCTGTCTTAGTGAATGAGGTTTCAACGTTATTGATTGTAATTTGCATTAATTGTTTCCTTCTGTAGGAACATTTACAGGCTTGTAAATGTTTTCTGTTGTTTCAATAATTCCAGTTGCCTTATCATAAGCAATTACATGGAACACTTGTTCTAACGTAGCACCATCACTACAATCCATTTCAATTGGATGTAGCAACATGAATGTTTCTAAATCAAATACTCCCCATGATGGATTGTACATAATTGTAGGCTTAACTATTATTATACTCCTATTCTAGTTAAATAGCAACTCTTTTTGATCGTATTTATTTGGGCCGAAGCTAATTTCACATGTTAGGGGAAGCTTAAAATCATACTCCCAAATCTCTTTAACATATTTTGGAACACTTTCAATAGCTTCTTTAAGAATTTGTCCTACTAGTTGTACTTCAGAACTGGGGCAGTCAATGACGATGGAGTCGTGTATGGTTCCAACCAAGAGTGCTTTGGCTCCAGATTGTTGTAAGAGTTGATTGCATCGTAGTCTCGCAAGCATAACAAGGTCGGCTCCAAAGCCTTGTACAGGATAATTCTTGATAATTGTGAGAGGCCAAGATTCCCTTTTCGTAATGTCTGACACAATTGGATAATATCTTCCAGACGGGATTGTAATTTGTCCATGTGTTTGCGCTTCAACTAATAAGTTTTTGTGCCATTCATATATTCCTTTATACTTTTTGTAATATTTGTCAATTACATCTTGCCAGAAGTCTTGTCTTGTTGATACTTGTCTGAAGTCAGGGTCACTTGCATAAGAATACGCAGAACCTCCGTATACCAACCTGAATTTAAATACCTTTGCAATAAGTCTCCCAGACTTTCCTTCCCCGAGGTTGAAGGCAACTCTGTTGGCATCATGTATATCTACCTTGTCTATAATTTCTTGACATAGAATTTTATCTCCACTAAGTTGTGCAGCTACAACTACTTCCAAGCCCTTGATATCTGCATTGACTAGGGCCACCGGCTAATCCAATTCCTATCGGTTACTTCATCAAACTGTTGTGCATTTGGTTTAGAACAACTGAGGCGACCTGTACGTGCCACCACTTGATTGTAAGTAGGATGTAAATAGTCGCCCCATTCATTCTTCTCCATCAATGCTGGGAGGGCATGTAGAAAACTCCCTACTTGTTTTTCGAGTTCAGCGAGTTGTAGAAGCATCCCAATAACACGTTTTTGCAATGGAAGTCGTTGGGGCAATTGTCGCAGAATGGGCTCTCCTGTTTGATAATAGCCTTCTTTCTTAAGGGCTGTTTTTGGGAGTGGCTTAAATAGTCCTGGAAACTCACGCCTAGTTGTTTCTTGAAATTTGTTCTGTGTGTAGGTTTGTCCCAATCGGGGACCAGACTTGTATACCATTTCAACAGGAATGAATCTATCCACAGAGATACAACCGCCATACAGCCAAGCAGAGAGATGATCACCACTAGAAAAGTTAAAACCGTCCAAATCCACGAGTTCATTCAATTCTTCCTTAATTTCATTTACAGTTTGTAAAGCCTTGTCTCCAGCAGCAATTGAAGCAGGTCGGTCATATAAAATTCCGTTCTGCTCCATCTGTTGTAAAACTAATAGATCGGCTCCCTGTAAGAGAATAAGCTTTCGTAGTTTCGGGGACATGCGTGGGTCTTTAAGTTGGGCGTCGTAGATTGCTCTGGTTCGCTTAATGTCACCAATGTTGTAGTCTTCCACAATGGCTTGGGGAATGTCGGCTGTTTCAATTCCTTGTCCCCACCATTCTTCAAGCCCGCCCTGCTTTCCAACAATTGAATATAGCTCACACAATTGTTCCATGCTTGCAAAAGAGTTTTGCTGTCCACTGAGGACATATTCGGCGATTTGACAATCCCATACACGCATTCCGCTAGGGGTCGTACAGCCAAGTCTCTTACACCAGCCAATGTCAAATTTTCCATTTAATACAATTAGTAAAGATGTTGTGGATAAAACCAATTGTAAAAGAGAGACATAATTAGGATCAGCATAATAGCTGTAAGAAACATTTGAATCTTGGGAAGCACCCCAAGAAATAGCTTTCGCACTTTTTCGATAAGGGTTGCCATCAGGGAACCTTGATGTCTCGAAATCTAAAACTGTTAGCAATATATTCCTCCAATAATACAATTTTATTAGCAGCTTCCTCTAACAAATCAGAAATCCTATCTGGCTCCCCTCTAGGAATTGCCCTACGAATTATGGCACGTTTTCGTAAACGTTCTACAAGGTCATGGGATTGAGTCATAAAACT